TATATCTCACCTAAATCGTGTATTCTTTCATCATAATTATCATCTATGATTACATCAAAAAGCCCATTGTCTTTCATATCTTGGTTAGACCAACCTTTTACGTTTAAATGCAATCCAGTTGATGACCTAAATGAATTAGGTAATGATTGATAAAAAGTTATTACACCTGCGTTGTTTACTGCTTTCATATTATGCTACTTTATTTATTGTTGCGAATTGTTCTGTGTTTCCATTTGTAGAAACTATACTAATTAAATTTTCTCCACTTCCATCATAAGTAGAAGCATTTGTAAGTTCTTTTACACTTGATGGTAAAGTCAAAGCGTAATTACCACTAATAACTAAATTGATTTGCATACCTGTTGAAACATTAGCAAATGTTAATGTTGTGTCTGCTCCTAATGTTTTAGTAAATGTTGTAGCAGTTGCCCAATCTACTGAAGTTCCACTTAATGCTGCTGCAGTAGTAAACTCTGCACCTAATTTAGCGTAAGTTACTGCGTCTGCGGCTATTTTAGCTGTAGTAATGTTTAAATCAGCAATATGAACTGTATCAACTGCTCCATCAGCAATCTTAGCTGAATCTACAGCATCTGCTGCTAACTTTGCTGTAGTAACTGCTCCGTCAGCAACACCACCAGCACCAGCATACAACTCCGTAAAGTTGTCATTTGTTTTATCCATAGCTGTTCTTAATGGGTCACCTGTCCCATCATTAGCTGTAGTTCCTATTCCTATTACTTGTTTTGCCATAATTTAATTTTTAATATACTGTTGCGTCTACTGTTATTTGTGTGCTATCTGCACTAAATTTTGTTGTGTCAACGGTTAAGTGTGAACCATCTGCATTAAATGGGTAAATGCTTCCCCATCCATTTCCTTCATTTGTATTACCAAAAAAAGTTTCACTATATATTGAACCGAATGACATTCTTTATCTTTTTAATATAACTCATTAATTTAATTTCGTTCTGCTTTTTATTCTTATTGTTATATTTGTCGTACTTACCTCTTTTCATTATAAAACCCAGCCTGTAAAATTAACATCTCTAAAAGGGTACATTCCCCCATCTTGACTTCCAATATAGTCAGGATATAATTCACTTTTATCATTCATATAATCTAAAAACCTTTTAGCATAAAAGTCTGCAGTTTCTGTAGCGTGTCTAGTTAATTTAGTTATTTCTGACTCTGAAACAGAAGTTGCATTTTCGCTATTATGTTTATATATACCTCCATTAGATATTTGATATGCAGCATAAGGCAAATACGTTGCTTGTGTATACCAAATAAGCATTGGCTTTATGTATGTATTTACTAAAGTTGCATTATTTGCTGATAGATTATTATTTATTACACCAGCTTGAAGTGTATCATATAATTTAGTACCAAGATAGTTTTGTATAACTGTATCTTGTGCTACTTCAACAAACTGTATGAGTTTATCAGTATCTACATTTCCGTCTATAATAGACTTTCTTTTTAACTCTTCTAATGTTATAAATAGTGCTTTCATTTCTTATAGTTTGGATGATGTCCGTTATTAGGCATATTTCTAGGTTCAACAGATATTTCACTTGGATTATTAGGTTTCTTTAAACCGTCTTTTATTGCATCAGATTCATCAACTAAAGTGTTTTCAGATACCTTCTTTTTATAAATCTTCATTTCCCAATAATGTTGACAATTTACACCACCTTTATATTTAAATAATGAATAGCTTTGTCCTTTATGACCTAACTCTTTATTAATTCCTCTAAAAGACATCATATTAATATCTTCTTTTCTAAACACTAAATTCTTTTCAGTTATAAGTTCCATTCTCTGACAGAACCTTCTTGAATTAGGTGACTTTCTTACAGGACCATAAGAGTATCTAACCTTATATGTTGAATTATCTTGTGATGAAGACTTACTAGGTTTAGCGTCATTATCAGTAGGCATAGAAAGAGTTGTAAAATCAAACTCTTTTTCTGTGTCTTCTACTTTTTCAGTATGTACTAACTCCCAATCATCATTATCTATCTTTTCTGCTAACTCTTCTAGTTGACTTAACATATCATCACCTTCATCATCAGAAAAGTCTTTCTTCTCTTCACTTGACAGTTTTTCACCTGTCTCTTCTTCTCTTTTAATCTTTGTAGCTATGTTGTCAAGCTGTGTAAACTCTATTGGTTGTAGCGTAACAAAGTAAAGATTAAGGTTTATACCATTAAACGATAATAGCTCCTTAAAAGAGTTAATTAGCAATGTTTGAAATGGTCTAATAACAATGTTATCCATTAAAACACTAGCTGTACGCAGTTCTTCTGCGTTATTTCCAAATCCTGTGTTGTCTTTAATACCTAATAGTATTGGAGATACAACACCGTGACCAATCATTATTTTTTCTCTTGATTCTTTTGCTAAAAATTCATATTGTGCGTGAGCATCAGGTAGATGAATAGGTTCTACCGTTGATTGTGCTTCACTATCTTCATTAAAACATAAAATAAATTTACCAGCATTAGAAGAACCACTAAACTTTTCATATATTTTTCTTTCTATTAAATCTTGTGCTTCATCACCTGGAATACCATTATTAAAGTTTAATAATAGAGACGGTGCTAAACCATTTTGAATGTTGTTTATGTGATAATTTGATACTTCTTCTTCTAAACTACAATACTGTAAACATCCTTGATAATCTACAGGAGAGTAGTAATAAAAACCAGCTCTATATGGTTTTATATAATATATTTCTACTTTTTCACTTTTCTTACCTTGTTTAAAAGCAGGTATTCTTTTTGGATTGTCTTTAGGCTTTATTTCACTCCATTTAGGATGATAATAGTAAGCTTCAATTTTTCCGTCTTTTGCTTTTTCTGCTCTAAGTGTTTCAGCAGGAAAATGCTTTAACTGCATTATCTTTGTCTTTGTTTTATTGTAAACAACTTGAATTGCAGCTTGTCCTAATAACTTTAAATCACTTGTAACTCTTTTAACGTCATCATTTTTTAATATAGCTTCCATTTGACCAAATTGTGCAGCATTTTCTTTAGAATCAGTAGCATCTAAACCTCTACCGTAAATTAAATCTGTAATACCGTTAACACACCTTGAATTTGTAGGACTTCCTAAATATCTTTCAATTAGTTCACCAAAATAATTATTTCCTTCTCCATATTCAACCCATTTGTATCTTGTTGACTCTGTTATTGTAGGTACCTCGTACCCTGATAAATTTATTACTTTTAAGTTGTTCATAATATTATATATTTTTGGTTATCCGTATCAGTACCAACATAATTGTTATATTTATTAGCATTAAGTGTGTGGTCTATTGTATTATCTGTTTGAGAAGTACAATAAGCTTTTCCTCTGTATAATAATGTTGTTCCTTGTTTTAGTTCAAACGAATAACTGCTTTCGGCTGTTAAAATAGTAAAAGCAATAGACATCTGCAAGAAATTACCATTAGTTGATAGTGTAGATGTTATATTATTTATTGTTTGAGTTTCTCTAGTACCATCTTCTACGATAACCATAGATAAGTTAGAAGCAACAGTATATAATCTAGGTATAATGCTTACTGATTGTGCGTTAGCTGTTGGCAATAATCTTATCATACTTATATAACCTATTATGTTGAATTATGTTCAAAAAAAAAGAGGACTATAAAAGTCCCCTCTTTCTATGTTTAAGAACCTACTCTGTTTAAGAGTTAGTACCTTCTGTAATAGTTATAGTACCAGATAACCCAGCAAAATCTGTTGAGTTAAATACTAATTGACCAGAAGTGTGTTTCATAAAATTAGCTGGAGTTGTTTCCATACCAGTTAATGTTAATGTATATCCACTAAGGTCTCCCATTGCAGCACCAGTTACTACAGTACCTCCTGATACGTCAGCACCGTTTACTAAACCAACCATCATAAAGTTTCCGTTGTAATCTTCAACAGCAATATGAGGTCTACCATAAGCCATTAATTTTAACTCTTTATTGTCTGCTTTAGACAGTTTTTTAAGTGTTACATTTAATGTTTGCTCATAAAATGTAGTTCCGTTTTCTCTTGATGAGTTTACTGTTTGCTCTAATGACGAATTACCTTTTAACTCATACTTACGTGCAGTTAATGCACCTGAAGCACCAGTCATATTCGTAATTTCATCATCTGTAAGCGTTACAGTACCTAAATCACCAAAATCAACAAAATAAAGGTTTTTAATGCCACCAACGACATCTTTACAAGGTTCTTTTCTTCCTAATGTTAAATCACAAGCCATATTATTATTTTTTTATAAAAAAAGGTAGGTAGTAAATTGCCACCTACCCTTTTTATGTTATACAATTTTAGTTATTAAGAGTAAAGAACAATATCAGAACCAATAGCGTGTTGTATACCTGCTGTGAATCTCATTACCACTCTTACGTTTTGACTTCCATCAATGTCAGCCATATCAATTACTTTTACTTCATTTTGGTCAGACATTAAACCTGTACCGAAGAATAAGTTTGATTTCTCAGCAGCTACTGCTGTATTGTTAGCTAAACCTGAAGCCATTACGATATTAATACCGTCAAATGTTAAAGCTCCACCGTTGAACCATTGTGTACCTTTAGCATCTGTACCTGCAGCACCTACGTTAGTAGCAAAACCACCTAAAGCTCTTACATAAGCTCTGTAGATGTTGTTTGATACATAGATGAATAAGTCTTCAGACCCATATACAGCAGAAGGAACAGCGTCAGCAATTTTACCAAGCTCTGTTATTACATTTGCTGAAGTAACAGCTCCTGCAGCTACGTCTACAACGTCACCATCAGCAGTTAAAGTTGTAGTGAACCCATCGAATTGTCCAGCGTTAGCGTTAGTTCCTGACCAGATGTTGTTTTCCATTCTTTGAGCTACTTTATCTGCAACGTGTGCGATTAAGAAGTCAGAGAAAGATGGAGGTAGATTATCAAAAGCCGAATAGCCCATAGAAATCGCATCCCAGTCACTTCTAAAGTCTTTCTTACATAATTGTAAGTTAACTTGAAACTCTTCTGGAGTTAATATTCTCTCTGTTAGAGTTAATGTTGAAGTTGCGTCAAAGTCACAAGAAGCATCTTTTACGATGTCATCAGTTGATACTTTTTTCATTACTTCTTTATACTTTACATTAGGTTTAATTGTTATATTACCTTCTGCTAAAGTTTTACCTGATAATAGAGCTGCAGATACATATTTCCCAGCAAATTCACCAGCGTAAGTAGTTGTTAAATTATTAGTTGTTGCCATTTTTTAAATATTTATATTATTAATTATTAATTACGCTTCTGATGCCCAGATTCCTACACCACCAGTAATGTACCAAGCTCCTGCAGCTACAGCTTTGATTGTACACCAATCTCCTTTGTTAGCAGTTGCTTTTGTGTTTACTAAATCTTTGTTTGCAGTTCCACTTGCTACAGAATCAGCAGCAGCGTTTGCAATAGTACCATTAATACCATCAGCAGCAGCAGGTGATAATGTGATAGTGTTATTACCATCAGCTCCTGTATTACGAAATGTTAATTCCATTCCGATATTGTTTGCGTCAATAGCAGGTAAAGTCATAACTTTTGCATCAGTTGCAATGTTAAACTCAGAACCAGCTTGATTAGCACTTATATCTTGAGTAGTCGTCAAAGTTTCTTGTTTTGACCTTGCTCTCAATACGCTATTTGAAGTTGTTATTGTTTGTGACATTTTAAATTATTTAAAGATTAATTATTAGATATTGCGTTTAATACTCTATTGTAAGTAGTATTTTGATTTGCATTAACTGCATATCTTGTACCTATTTTTTCACCTACTTCGTTCTCAGGTGAATGAGATATAGCTTCAGCAGGTTCTTCAGAAGATAATTCTTGTGGAATTTCTTCTCTAGCTTCCTCTTTAGCTTCAATCATACCTCTTAGTTTTTCTACCATAGACTTAAGCTCTGCAACTTCGTCCTTAGTAGCATATTCCATTACTGGTGCTTCTTCAGGCATAAGTTCAGCTTCTTCTTGATATTCTTCTTCAGCAGAATAAGTTACTTGTTTAACTTCTGCTTTAGGAGTTTCCTCTTTAGCTTCTTTAGCTTCAACCTTAGCAGGTTTTTTAGCTTTAGGAGCTTCGTCCTTTAATTCAACATCAGGAGTGTTTACTTCTTCTGAATTAGTTGATAAAAGAACATCTTTGATTTTTGTTACAATTTCACTTGCTTTCATAAGATACTTATTTATAGTTATTACTGATTAAATTTATTTTGTTTGGATTTCAAACTTTACCAATTCCTTGAGCTTGTAAAGTTCCATCGCAACACTTTTTAGAATATGTCTTGCCATCAGGGCATAAACAACCTCTTGACGAAACTTTTGGTGAAGAATGGCTTACTGTAGCGTTTTTTCTTCTTGATTTATTTGGCTTCTTTTCTCTATTTGGGTAATATCCTGGCATAATTATATATTTATTTATTTAATGTTTTTCATTTTATTGGAACACAATTAGGTACTTTCCTACCGTCTTTATCTTTCATACCTATCTGCTCATACCCTTCTGTGCAAGGAAGTTTTAAATTGTGTTCCTCACAGGGCATATACCAAACATCACCTTCGTACTCGTGTGTATGATAACCTGAACATCCAATATCTTCAGCAGCTTGTTCTGCTTCCTCTTGTGTTGAGTAGGCAGCTCTACCGTCTATAATTGTAGAAGATGCTTCAATAGCATCAAGACCTTTTAATTTAGATGTTACCCAAGTAAGCATTGATTTACCACCCCATAATAAATATGATATAGTTCCACAAGCTTCATTATCACCTGGCTTGTAATAAGCAGATGCCCTAGATAAATACGAGTATATGCGTTTAAGAGTAGGTAATGTAAAATTTTCTCCTTTTTCAAGTTGTCTAGCTCTAACCTTACCAACTTGAGTTGCACATTTATTATTTAACTTTTCATTTAATCCAATACCTCTTTTAGCATTGTTTTTTGCTGATTGAGGATAACCACCATAAGACTCTAATTCTACATCTTCAGTTAAAGATGCTAATACTTCTGCTAGTTCATATTCTGCGTTCAGTTCATCTAAACAATCAGAACAAGCATTTTCCTCTATACTTTCTTTAGGTCTCTCCATACTATCAGCAAAATATCCTTCTATAGAAAATCCTTTTACTTCTCCTTCTTTTACTGCTTTCCACACTTCATCATTTAATACTTTCATAGAAACCATCCAAGTACCTTTTGGCAAGTCATATCCATAAGCAGCAGCTTTATCTTTCTCTGGGTCTTCTATAAGCCAAGACTCTACTACAGACATATCACTTAATTCAAATGAATGTTCAAATGTAGAGTTCTGATGTTTGCTTTTAATAAAGAATAATTCAGATGCTTTTCTTACAGTATCTTCAGAGAAATATATGTAATAATCAGTATCATCATCTTCTCCTTTTCTAAATATTTTCTTATTAGGAATAAGAGCAGGACCCATAAGAATCCTTTTCTCTGCATCTACTTCAGCAAGTATAACTTCCTTGTGTTCTTTTAATGCAATAAAATCTTCTTCTATTGCTGGGTTTTCAACGATAGATATAGCTTCGATACCACTAATTTCATTTTCCTCGTCTATAATAAGTTCTATTATTTTTTCCATACTTAAATAACCCTACTCGGTCTATTTTGTTTTGTTATCCCATTGAAGCACCTTCTATCGTACTACGTTCAAGTTCTTGTGCTGTTGATATATCTGAAGCTACTACAAATGCTTTTAATGGTTTAGAATCAGCACCAGATATAGCTTGAGCTAATTGACTTTCTTGTGTAGCACCCACTACATTAAATGCAGGAGCTTGTATACTAGGAGTAGAACTTCCACCTAATCCTGATGCTTCAGGGACTATGTTTTTTATTTGGTTTTTTGCTGCATCTCTAGCTTTTTTAATACTTGCTAAAGCAACACCTATTGAAGCACCAAAAGCAATAATACCTGCAGGACCAAGTGCAGTCATAAAACTACCTAATGACATACCTGCTTTACCAGCTTCTACTGTTCCAGCTAAAGCTATCTGTCTTGCAGAAGCAATACCATTTTGAACTGCAATTTGTGCCATCATTAATTGTTGTTGTGCAAAAAACTGTGCGTTCATTAATGTTTTAGCAATCATTAAAGTTTGTTCAATAGTAAACATATCTCTTTCTAATTTTATCTTTTTCTTCTGTGCAATCATTTCTTGATGAGATATACCTTGAAGCCTTTTTTCTTTTTCTGTTTGTGTTAATGTATCATTAGCTAAAACAACATCTCTTTCTCTGGCTAATCTGTCAAGCTGTGCCTGGTGATGTTCTTGTCTTAAATCATTTAAAGAGTTTAATATATTTGCTGTTGAAGAGAAAGCTTGATTGAATATAGATTCTTGTTCTCTTAATTGTCTTAAATCGTTTTGTAGTCCTTTTATATAATCAGATATAAATTTTCTTGCATCTTTTGCAGCTTCTTTATTCTTTGATAAAAACTCTTTATAAAGGTCGTCTATAATATCTATTGATTCTTCAACTGATTTTGATACATAATCTTTAAATTCTTCTAAATCTTCTTCTCTAAGTTGTTTTACAGATAACCTGAACTTTTCATCAATCAATCTTATTGCTTCATTTTTTTCAGTTGTTGACCCTTCAGCTAAAGCAATTTCATCTAAAGCTAGTTGTCTTTCAATCTTAAGAAGTTCATCTGCATTTTCAGCAGCCATCTTTTGTACCTCTTGATTTAATTTTTTTATAATTTTACTAACTGGACTTTCTTTATCTGATTCGCCTTTACCATTTTTTAGCCCAAACAAAGTAGCCAAGAAGGGATTACCAGTAACGCTAGGGTCATTTGCTATATCATCTACAAATCCTTTTAAATTTGTTTTTAATAAAGATATTGCTTCAGTTTCTACATCAATTATAGTTTTTTGTTTGTCAATAACTCCTTGAGTTTCTATTATTGCTTTTCTATCTCTTTCATTAATTCCAGCTAATTTCTCTTTTGCTTCAATTAATTTTTCTTCTGCTACCGTTCTTTTTTTTATTGACTCTTCAATATCACCAGAATATTGTTGTTCTAATATATCAGCTTTTTGTTTTTGGTCTAATGCTGCTCTAAATTCTTTTAAACTACCTATTGCTGGGTCATATCCTTCTTTTTGTAATTTTGCTAATGCTATTATTCTTTGTTCTTCTGTTGAATTAGCATCATTTAAAACATCAACATAAATACCTAAAGCATAGTTTAAACCATTTTGTTTATTTAATGCTTTTGTTAAATCATCAACTGCTCCTTTTGCTTTTCTATTTGCACCATAAAAAAAGTCAATAGCAGCAATAGCTGCTTGAAATGCAAGAACTATTCCTAAAGGTCCCATTAATTGAGCTTGAAGCATTTTCATTGCTCTACCAACTCTAGCAAATCCTTTTACATTACTGTCTACTTTTGCAACCATAGTAGTAAATAATGTAGATAACTGAGACAAGTTGTTTGCTACACCCCTAATACCATAAGGCATATCTGATATAGTACGACCAAGCTCTGTAAGTGTAGCTCCAGCAAGACCAGCATTTGTGGTCATACCTTCTCTACCACTTAATGTTTGATTAAATTGTTTATTGGCTATTGTTGCTTTTTTAAGCTCTGCATCAAACTTTTTAACAGAAGTTGTAACACCATCTATTTTACGAATAGCACCTTTCTCTGTAAACTCTATAGAGAATATTATTCTATTTTCCTGCGTTGTAGCCATATCTATTGCGTTTAATGCTTTCTTTCATTTCCTTTAATGTAGTAGGAGACTTGTATCTTCCCTTTGCTACGTCTATATAATAACTAACTCCGTAAAAGTTATCTGTCTTTAATGCTTCTATTAATACTTTTATCATTATTCGTCTGTTTGGTCTGATGTTATTAATGCACTATCTACATATATATCTGTTGCGTCTACAGTTAGAGTTCCTGTTACTGGAGGAGTTATTGGTGTGTCTGTTGTAAGACAATCTGCGTTATATATTAAATTGTTTTGACCACCCATATAACCGTGATTATAACATTCATAACTCATAGTGCCAAAATCACCACCAACAGTTATAGTTACTGT